GGTGTTGCGTCTGTGAAGACTCCTTCTCCTACTTCCCATTCTGAAAGGTCTGCTAATTCAATATAATATCTGACAGTCGCTCCGTTAGTAACGGCATCAACAAAAGATTGAAAGCCAGTATCAGCACCAGCTAAATTGACTGTCCCTGTCCCTGTCGTGGTAGTTGTTTCTCTTACTCTGTCCGCCCGTTCTAACATATATTTAAATTAATTATTATTAATTAAGCAGCCGCAGTTTCACCCTTAACGCCAATAATTACTTCATCGCTAACTGCTACTGTATTAACTCCAAGTGTCCATTTAACCCAAACTCCTTTAGTTTCTCCTGGCGCTAAACTCCCAAGGCTTAATCCATTAGCATATCCATCAGCCGTAGAAAAACTTGGACCAGATGGAGCAGTATCTTCGTCTCCTATGGTTTCAATTGGACTTCCTGTTTCATCAGCTAAAGCTATCTGAACTTCAGTGTCAGCACTCGGTGTATTAGTATCAATATATACCTTAGGCGTAGTTAATGTTAAAGTAGCATGCGTATTTTTAATAAAAATAGCTCTATACTTTACAGAACCTGATTCAGCTTCTGCTGCTGCTGCTGCTGCGAAAAGATTATTAATTGAATCATCAACAACTACGACTGAAGAAATTACTCCGCCTAAAGATGCGTTTGGATCTGAATTTGAAGATCCCCCTGAGAGATATTTTTTTATATCTGATGCGACTATTGCCATTATATTTTATTTAATTATTTAAAATGTTATTTCCTCTATTGATCCAGTGATAAACCCATTATCAATATCTATATTTAATCCTGATGCAGATTGATCGTACGCCCTTAATCCAATGCTTAATTGTCCACTTCCAATCACATAAAATGATAAATTATAATATGTATCCTCATCATTCGTAACATAATGATAGCCATCTGTTTTGAATATTGGCGTAGCATCTGAAAAGGCATATGGAGATCCGCTTGCTGGGTTAGTTATTTTTAGATATTTTCTTCCAGTTCTAGCTGTATCATCTATAACTTCAATGTTTTCAACACCTGATGAAACAAAACTCCAATATTCTTCTTCTAACTCAAACCCTGGATTTTTTAATAAATTTTTATTTTCTTCAGGAGTAAATCTATTGTTGGTATTTATTAATTCACAATCAAAATCAGAAGTTGAATATTGATCAAAATCTCCCACCATCTCTGAATATATTTCTATACTTAATATACTATCAGATTCATCGTCAAAATCATAGACATCAATATCTGCCCATTCACCTGAAGCTACATTCATCTTCCAATCAACTCCTAAATATGCAGTTGGATTCCTTGTTTCAGCTTCTATCCCGCTTAATAATCCTGATGAGGCAGTTATCATAATTGTGTCAATGTTATTTCTATTGATGACAATAAATTTGTACCTGGTACAATATCTCTATCTGAAATATCTAAATGAACTTGTTCTTCTGAAACGCCTAAGTTTGAATCTTCTATTGTGAATGTCATATATGATTGAGATTCCTGTAGTCCAGATGGAACTAAATTATTATATTGTACTAATAATTCATCATACTTTTCTACTGTAAGGATATCATAACCTAATGTCCATATTTTTTTTATAGCTTTAATATATCTTCTCTTTGCTCCTGAAAGAGTTATGTTGTATCCTCCAATAACCTCATTAGTTTCCCTGAATGAAGATGGAGAGTCTAATTCTGTTGAGTCTAATGTTGCCCAAGCCATATTATTGTCTATAATTATTTTCGCCAATTAATTCTTTAATTTTCCTTGCAAATTCTCTTTGTTCTCCGCGCGAAGCTACCATTGTTCCAACATTAATATTCACTATTGGACCACCAGCAGTTTGCATTTGTGCTCTCCCTGAAAGCATATTGAATAAATTGCTTTGTTGAGATTTATTTAATACCATTTCTCCAGGTGATAGCATTGCTGGGACAGTGTCTTTACCTTTTGCTAAATATCCTGATGCAGCGTAAACCATTCCTCCATTATTAAAGGCTTGAACAATACCACCATCAGCTAAAAACACACCAAGCGGGCCAGCTAATCCTTTTAAAAATCCTTTGCCTGCCATCTTTGCTTCATATTTAAGTATTTTTCCAAAAAGTCCATCCAAAGCTTCCTCCATACTTGAAACATTAGTACCTAATATTGAGCTTAGTGTTTCCCAGAGTCCTCCCCAAATTTTAGGCATATTGGTTCCAAAGGTTTCAAATATTTTAGTCATTTCATCCCAAGCCTTTGACCAATCACCATCTCTAAAAATAGCCGCTACCACTTTAAATCCACCAGAAAATGCAGACCACCAAGTTTTAAATATTAAAGTCATCGTATCCAACCACGCTTGAAATGTTCCACTTAATTTCCCCCAATAATCATCCCAAAATAATTTCAAATCTTTTAACTTTTTTTTAATATTATCAAAAAATGGAACTAAGTAATTATTATAATATTCTTTTAATTTATCTATAACAAATTTAGTCTTTTCTTGTATTCCTCCCCAATTCTTTGCCCATGCTACTGATAGTAAAACAGCAAATCCTATCATGCCAATTATGAATAATCCTACTGGAGTAAGCATAAACCCAATCGCCGTTATCATTAATCCTGCAAAAGCTAACACTGGTCCAAGGACGGCTACTATTAACCCTAACTTTAGTACCCAATCCTTAGTTGATGGAGATAGTTTGTTAAATTTATCTATTAACTTCGTCATAAATTTTAATAATTCCATCTTATATGGCAATAATTCCTTCCCTATTATTGCTGCTTGATTGCGATATATTTGATTCATTATTTCAAATTTATGTGGAGATGACTCCATAACTGTAGCCAACTGTTCATTCCATACCTTTAGATTTTTTACAGAGTCTGAAGCATTTTCAATAACTCCATCTAAATCGCCTATTTTTGAAACAAGAATACTAAATTTATCTCCCTGTCTAATACCAGTTAAATCTTTTAACACCGTATTCCAATCAGCAATTTTGCTTTTATTTCCTGATGAGAAAACTTCAGTTTGCGTTTTATTTAGTAATCTCAGCTTATCTGTAAATGTAGATGTTCTAAAAGCTGTCCCATTAATATCTATTCCGAACGCCGCTATACCTTTAGCTGTTTCGGGAGTAGCATCACATATCTTAGCTAAAATTGTTTTAAAAGCAGTACCAGCTTTAGTACCTTTTATATTACTTTGAGCTAATAGAGATGTTAATGCGGCAGCTTCAGTTACCCCTATATTATGCAGTCTAAAAATTGCACCAGACCTTTCAAAAACATCTAAAATATCTTGCTCTGAAGTAGTTGTGTGATCGGCAACAATATTAATAGCGGCCAAAGCATCCGTTGTCTCTTTTGCATCCATCCCAAATCCAAACATAAGTGCCTTTACTCCATCAAATGCTCCACTCAAGTCTGTGTCAAACAAGATACTTGTTTCTAGCGCTTGCTCTGTTAATGCTTTAAGTGCATCTTCTGACTCTATTCCTGCTTTATTAAATTCACCCATGACTTCAGCTACGTCCTCTACATTAACACCAAATTTTTCAGATAACTCAGTACCAGTTTTTGTTAAACTAGCTACTTGTTCTTCCGTACCTGAAAATACTTTATTAAATCTAACCCAAGATTTTTCTACACTTATTGCTGTGTCTATTGATTTATTGGCAAACATTAACAATGGAAGAGTTATCATCCCTGTCATTCTTTGCCCTAATACATTAACACGAGAACCAGTTGATTCTAGTGTTTTTGCTAACTTACCTAACCCTCCTGATGATGTCTTTTTAGCAGCATTGTCAAGCTTTTGGATGTCCTTAGTTGCTTCCATAGCTCCAGTTCCCTTGCTAAAAGATTCTATATATATTCCTACTTTATAATCCATCTATTTTTTCTTACTTTTTTTAGCTTCTTCCTCTTCTTGATCATACCATCCTCCAGAATTAGGCAAACACGCCATCTCCTTGCACATTATAAATAAAGAGAGCTCGGACGGAGGATTGACAATCTGGTGTCCCTTTGCCCAAGCTCTCGTTCTTGTTCTTAATTCTGTCAATTCATCTTCTCTTAGTTTTTTTTTGCTTCTTCAAATCCATTAAAAATCTTAATGGCGATATAAAGTTTAGCAGCTAAGTCTCCATCCATACTTGGATAAAGTTCATTCTCCCATTTAGCTTTGTTAAATTCAGTCAATGTTTCCTCTCCTACCTTAATAGAGTAGCCACAAACTGCTAGTTTTACTAGAATTGAACGGTCTGTTCCAATCCTTGTTTCAATCTCTCCCTTTTTTGTTTCTTGATCCATAATCACTTTACCAGAGATTGAATCCTGATAAGCAACTAGCTCTCCTTCATTAAGTTTCTTATACTCAATGAACTGCTTTTTCCCTTCATCTAAGAAGAATTTTTCGGTCTTATTGACCCCAAAATACACGTTTTCCATAATTTTGCTCATGCCCTTGGGGGATAGACCATGAGCAATCTATCCCCCAAGGTTATTTAAAATTAATAACTTGCTTTACCATTCCACGAATGTATTTCAATTACATTTTGTGATCCACTCTTAGTAGCTTTAAGTTCAAGCGGAATGACTACTAAATCATCTCCCTTAGCTGGCGTAGGTGCGGCCATAAACACAGCATTCTTAATGGAAAATAGTAGCTTATATGGGAGCTCAGATGTTCCAATAGTTGTTGCACTTTCAACCTCAATATCAACTCTTTCAGCGTGAATAGTAAATGTAGCTTCAGTTTCAGTTGCCCCACCATAAAATGCTTTTTCATAAAGTTTTGAGGTTGTGTCAAGAACAATATCCATAGAAAGATCTATTTCTCTTCGTTTTTCTGTAATATCTCCCAAGAATCTTGATCCTACTCTAAAATCATCTGCGTCTAGATTGTTTTTATATGTAAGCGTAGCTTTCTTCGCGCTAACAGCCACTCCGCCAATAGTTACAGTTGCTTGAGTGGATATAAGCATTGGAGCTGATTCAAAGGATTCATTGCCAGCAGACCCAACTTCATCAGAGATTCCAACAATGTCAAACTTGGCTGTAGCTGGCTCTGAAGCATTCATATCTATTTGAAATCCTTCAATCTTACAATCAGTATAATCAAATATTTGAATATCATTGGATATTGTTTTCTTAATTGAAACCCATGGAAGCACTCCTGAGGCTATAAAGTTATGCAGATATGCTCCAAGTCCCAATGCCCCAGATGCAGTATATTTTCCTAATGCTCCATAGAATAATACTCCAATTGCTTCTGGTCTAACATAAGAATCTACAGAACCGGATATTTTATAAGTACCCTGATATATAGCGTCTATATCTGAACCACTCCCAATTTCAACACCTGGAATTATTTTTTCTCCATCTGGATTTAACTCAACTGATTGAACTTTCATATGAATGGTTACTTCTACCATTATACTTAAATTAATTAAACATGCATTTCCTAACTGTCCAATCTTTAAATCACCAGCTTCTCCATATTGGACATTATCTATTTGATAACTTATTACTTTTTCAATCACTCCATCTCTAGTCAACTCTGAGCCCTTCAGCGATCCTATATCCTTTGCAAAATACTTAAATATTCTATTGCTTATTATATCTGCCTCATCTTGTCCATCATCGAAATCTGCATTTTTTACTAATATAGCTATTAAACAATTGTAAGTCTTTCTGACTGGATAACTTTTTCCTATCTCTCTGTCAAAGGCCGTATAATTCTGCATTGTTACTCCGCAAAAATAATTTACTGTTACTCTTTCTGGAATACGATTAGTGACCTCTTCAATCAATGTATCGCTATAATTTGTAGATATTGAACCAATCTCTTTTTCTAATCCCTCTTTTATATTTGTTAATATATAATTTCTCATCAAAATGATTTTAAAATCCAACTTCTAAGACTATTTGTTAAAACTTTTCCATCTTCTTTTTGAAATCCTAGCATAGGTCTTGCTGGTAATCTTTGTCCAGAACGACCCTTGCCAGTCTGATGCGCTTTAAACTTAATTTTTTGATTTCCTCTAAGTTGTTCTGATCCCCATGTTATCTGCGATCCGAATGATGATATAGATACTTTTCCAGTTAATGATGTTAATTCATCTCTCATGCTTCCTGTTTTTGTAAGAGCTGGTCCAGCACTAAACCCTTTATTGGTTCTGTCTATCATAGTTTCATCAGCTAACATCTCCCAGTTTGGCCTTCCTTCACTTGCAAAATTCTTATCAATACTCTTGCTCATTATCTTATCTGGATCTCCTGATTTCATCCATGATGCTACTAATACATTTATCTTTTGAATCTTTTCCAACGCTGACTGAACTCTTTCAGTACCAGATATTGTTATCTTCATTATATTGCTTTATTATCTTCAAGACTATTATATTTTTCAGCATCAACACTACCTTCTATCGCATCATTTTCTACCCCTGACATTGGTCTATCAAATGTTCCATATTTATCAGGAGTTTGTCCTAGTATTTCTGGAGGATCAATTGCTTCATCGCTATCGTCAGTATCTCTTTCTGCACTAGATGAAAAAACTATTATTTCATCTATTATTTCCTTTATTTCATTTTTAGCCTCAATTAATAACGTTTTAGCATATTCTGATATATCTTCAACTTCATGAATGGTAGCTACAGCCATCAATAGTCTCCCCGCAGATCTTTTTGATTCTATTGATTTAAGAATAGCATTATCAGTATCATCATCTGACTCTACTGGAATAACATAAAGCTTTCTTATCTTTGAATTTATATGATTATAGGCCTCAACTCTAAAGTTATCAACAACTAATCCACTCGGTATAGTAATGTTTGATAAATTCTCATTAACATCTGCATCAATACAGTAAGTAGTTGTCATAAAATTGTGCTTATAGCCTTATGATAGGGCGGTGTTCCGCCCTATCCATAAAGCAACAAGAATGCTTTTAAGCTATGTTTATTAAAATACCTGAGCATTGAACAATGCTTCTGGATGTTTAATACGAGGGAAAGCGTCAAGTCCTACACCGGCTTCAATGCCATACGGATCTTTCTTTTCGTCAGTCCATGAGTAGTAACCAGGCTTGTATCCAGCTAATGGATGCATAACTCTAGCAGTGTCTCCAAGTTCTACTTCAGAAGAAAGCATAATTATAGTATTTTCAGCAAGAAATCTAGTAATCGTCAATCCATCTTCACTAGTATAGGTAGTGTCATAAAGCTCAATCTTAATCCCAGTATTTTCTTCGATAACTGTTTGAGCCTTAGAAACGCTCATCATAGGATTAGTGTACTGCATTGTATTCCTTAGCCCAGTATTCTCCAAAGCATAAAGTAATGCTTTTCTTGACATAATAATAGTATCCATAAGAACACCAGTATTTTCAAGAACTGTTTGCTGCCATCCTAGAATATCATCTAGTGGCGTGGCTGTTGCAGTCACGTCCCAAAGAACTGAAGGAACAACACCAGATTGTCCAGGGTTTAGTCCATAATCAACTGAGAATTTAATCTTAGATGTTGATGGAGAATCAATCTTTCCTAAAAGAGCATTGATTTGTAACCATTCAAGACGATTATCAATAGCATCTTTGCTTCTTTGTAGCGCATCTCTAACTTTCTTCTTAGCCGCTGCTCCCATTTGAGCAATCAGAGAAGAATTTCCATCTACTATTGGAAGCATTCCAGCTTCTCTAATCTTTCGTAAATCAGAAGCATTAAACCTTTCTTTTTGGGAAAGACTAACTACATCTGCATACGCTCGCGAGAAAGCTTGTCTTCCAACTAACTTCGCCTCACCATCAACTGCCCGAAAGTCAGCCAAAGGTGCAACTGCTTTAACAATATCCCAAGTTAATTCCTCAGTAGCTGAGTCAAAAAACGGAAGATATGATAGACCAATTTTTTTACCTCCTTTGTTTTCCAATTTATTTACAACGGAAGTCATGGTAGCTTGGTCGAGCCCATAAACTGCTAATTTATCTGACATAGGTTTGTTTTAAAGTAATTTAATTTATTATTTTACTAGAATATCTAAAGTAGCATTCCTTAGAAGTTCTTTGTATGTTGGTGGCAAAGCTCCATCAGCAGAACCCATAACTATTTTGGATTCTTTAACAGTTCCAATAACTAGAACACCAGCATCAACATCACCTTCTGATAAATCAGCAAAGGTATCATTAATTCCAACAATTGAATAATCCAATTGTCGTCCATCAGTTTCCGTTGGGTCATAAGGTCCAACAAGCCCTGACGCGGTTGATGGAGATGTTATTCTAGCTAAAACTACACCTTTATTAAGGTATTTCTTGCTATCATCATCAGTTGTTGATACAGAATGGTAAATGATTCAAATTGGGCTCCGACAGTTGAGTAAAGATATTCCTTTATAACCAACCCGGAAGCAGGAGTGATCGATCGCATATTTTTTTCTAAAATTAATTATTAACTAGTTTCTTTAATGAAGTCATCTGCTTTTTCATCAGCAGTTTTCTCCTCATCTTCTTTAGGTTTTTCACCTTCTTCTACTTCAATCTCTTCTTTATCCAACTTAACTACTGCTGGAGAAACTTCTTTAGCAGTTTTATATTTGTTAAATTGTTCATCAGTAAGTTCTTTTACGAATTCAATTTCAGCTTTTTTTTGAGCAGGAACAATTATTCCATTTTTTTCCAATTTATCA